CCAAGAGTGGTAGGATGGCTGTGCCTTTCCACATTGGTGTTGCAGACAAGGTTTTGGCATTAGGTTCCTCTAGGTCTCGTATGTGGCTTAATGAACTGTCACCAGCTGTACAGAATCAGCTTCGAGACATTTTCCCTTATGAGGTACCTTTAAACACAATGATTGTGCCTTTTTCCCGTTATTCTATGGGGACTGGAGTTACGTTAGCTGTCCAAGGTATCACCACACCAGGTGTATATAGTACTTATGTTTTACATGGTGAATCCTGGTTGGAGGTTGACGAAGAACGTGTTGAACCTGCCTGTGCATTTGTTGGTGCACTTGCAGTGGACAGAACAAAGCTAGCAGAGCGTAACCGTGAATTGCAGAATGATAATGCATCAATCATTGTGGAAAACCAACTTCTGCGACATGAAGTGGAGAGGCTCAGACCACCTGCTACTCGACCAGTGCGTTTTAGTAATTTCGCACTATTTGTCCTCTTCTTTTTTCTTTTCTTTATTATTGGAACTAAGGCAGAGAATTGGCAAGATCAAACTAAAGATTATGTAATTGATTTTTTAAGGGATGTAAAGTATGAATTTATATCTAATTTAGATATATATTACTCTGTCTTATTAAATCTTATTAGGTGGGAAGTCATTTCATGTGTCATTGCCATAGTTTCCTTCTTTAAATTGAAAAGACCATGTGTTGCCATAATTGGTTTGTTTTTGGCAACTATTTCAAGGTATAATTATTCAGCATTGTCTATTGTGCCATACTTAGACATTTACAGTACTGCTTTTTTATATGTTCTTATGGTTGTCTACTTTTTGGTGCCACATGTTGCTATAGTTACATCAGTTGTTTGTGCTATGCTATTCACTATTGTTAGTATGGTATGCCCTCATCACCAGTTTATCATGCGTGTACGTGGTGACTGGTTGGTTGTCTTAGTCACAATTGCCACTTATATATGTGATTCCATGGGCATACATACCACAGCCATTGCTATAATGGCTGCTGTTGCACGTATATACATGTGTATGCCGGCTACCACTGCATCTGTTGTTGAGATAAAGGATAATACTGGTAAGGTTGTTCAAAAAACTACACTTATGCCAAACTGGATAGGAACAATGTATCAGAGTGCACGTGGCATGTTCCAGCGTGTACGCACTGGTGTGGCATCATTCGTTAGGGTTAACCCTAACTGTTTATGCCACATCAAGGTTGATGGTTGCAGTGGTACTGGTTTTAGATTAGGAAATGATATAGTGACAGCAGCACATGTCATTGGCAATGCCACACAGGTTGAAGTTGTGTATAACAATTATGTGGCCCAGGCTAAAGTTAGACATATACCTGATAAGGACATTGCTTATTTAGTACTTCCAGAGGGATTAAAGTCAATGCCAGTGTTGAAGTTAGCACGTACACCATCATATGAGCAAGTGACAATTATTGCTCTAGAAGGCAATTGCATGCTTGTATCAACTACCGAAGGTGTGTGCCATGGTGAAACAATATCATATGCATGTGCCACACGTGATGGTATGAGTGGAGCACCTGTTTTAGATGTTAATGGTAATGTTCTTGGTGTTCATCAAACTAACACTGGTTATACTGGTGGGGCCACTGTCATACGTGCGACAGATGCTGCCCCATATGTTGATGAAAATGCTGCCTTGAAAAAAGAAATTGAGGAATTAAAAAGAATCATTAAAGAAAATGCAATGCAACAGAGATCTGTTCAAGACAATGAGGTTGTTGGGATTGTACGTGCTGCAGTCCAACGCGAAATTGGTATCCTTCGCGATGAGCTAAACTCTTGTTATCAGAAGAAGAAAGGGAAAAACAAAAAAGGTCGTGGCGCACGTCATAGAATGTTGCGTCGTGGTCAAAAATTTTTGACTGAAGAAGAATACCAGGAATTATTGGATAAAGGCCTAACCAGAGAACAATTGCTTGATGCTATAGAAGAGATAGTTAGGTCTAGGATAGGTTTTCCAGACTGGTCTGATCCTGAGTATTCATCAGAGGAGGATGATGCTGCCGTCACATACTGGTGGGAGCAAGTAAAAGAGGACAACTACAAAGATGGAATACCTCAATTTGACCATATAATTCCAAAATATTCTCCTTCTGAACGTACCTTTTCTGAGCAGGAGCGTAAGGACGTTGCGAGGGAACTAGATGCATTGCAATCTGTTGTAGATAAAGTCAATAAGGATGAATGGGATGAAAAGAAAAAACAGATTACTGATGAATTGAATCATGCACTATTTGTGGTAGATAAAGCCCTTGCCCAACATGGGTATATATTATTTGAACAAAGGATGAGGCCAAAAAACGGAAAGAGGGGTCCTCGCAGAAGGACCCCAAACACTACTTAGATTCGTGGATTGGTATGATAATGCCATGCGCTCGATGGCTGGTTCCAGAGCGCTATCCACCGTATGGTGGTGTACCGTTAGATAGGCCTGTGTTTGATTATAAGATTGTTAATGATGATTTGCTTGGGCTTTTACCTCCCCCACCTAATCAAGAATTTGATGTTTTTGGTCCAACTGTTTGGGATGAAATTGCATATAAGAAATCCTTTGAAAAGTTTGAATATGCTGAATATAGTGATTTTTTAAATGTATATATTGAATGTGTAGCTTTTGCAGATAGTAGGTTTTTAGAACATTTTAATTTTTTGTCTGAATCTGGATTTACACATATACTTGGAACAGATAAAAACATGGAATCCACACCTGCATATCCAAAAATGAGATGGTGGTTAACAGAAGAGGATTATCTTGATGAGCATGGTTGGGAGTACTATGAAAAAGAATTTGATAATATTGCATCTGGCCAGAATTTTGATGTCTGCTGGTATCTTTTCTTAAAGAAAGAAATTTTGAAGCAATCAAAGATTGATGAAGGTGATATTAGACAAATTGTATGTGCAGATCCTATATACTCTCGTATAGGAGCTTGCTTTGAACAGCATCAAAATAGAATGATGAAAGACTACACTGAAAAATCCTCTGGCCAGTGTGGATGGTCTCCCTTCTTTGGAGGTTTTGAACAACGTATGGATAGGCTTGAAAAGAAGGGTAATAAATTCTATGTTGAGCTTGACTGGACACGATTTGATGGTACGATACCACCTACTCTTTTGATGCATATCAAAAAATTACGGTTCTCGCTTATGGGTGAGGTTGCCCATAAATATGAAAGAGTGTATAAATGGTATTGTAGGAACCTAGTTAATAGGTTCGTTATACTCCCTTCTGGTGAGGTCACTCTGCAGAACCGTGGTAATCCATCCGGTCAAATATCAACTACAATGGACAACAATATGATTAACTATTGGTTGCAAGCCTTTGAGTTTAAATATTTGGGCCTACCTGAAGATGAATGGATACATTTTGACACTATTGTGTATGGTGATGATAGGCTCTCTACCTATCGCACTTTACCAGCTGATTACACCTCCAAAGTTGTAGCCATGTATAAAGATGTCTTTGGAATGTGGGTAAAGCCAGAGAAAGTTAAGGTCTCAGACACTCTCATTGGTCTATCATTCTGTGGATTCACAAATACTAAGAAAGGACCTGCACCTAGTGAACCATACAAGTTAATGGCTTCACTACTTAAACCTGTGAGCAAATTACCTGACATTGTAGCCCTGCATGGGAAACTCTTGTGCTTCCAGTTGTTGATGGCAAATAACGCTGATCACCCATTTTATGGGTATGTTGAACAATGCCTGCATTATACACACCGTGCTCTTAGTGATGCGAACTTACCAAGGCGCTTCACTCGGAGACAATTGGAGTACATTTGGAGGGGTGGACCAAATGGAGATTATGGCTAATGCCAATAAGGGTGTGACAATTAATGTAGGAAATGTCAAACGTAAGCAGCGTGCTGCCAGTAACCAGCGAACTAGATCTGCTGGGCCAGGTCCTAAGCGAACATCCAAGCTTAGGAAACGTTGGCATTTTCCTAATCGGAATCGCCGTCGTAGGACGCATCTTAATACAACTGGGCCTAAGCCTGCGGTGTCACAGACGATCACAGCAACACTTGGCACCGTTGGATCAAATTTGAGTGATGTTGTTGAGACAGAATGTGCAGTATTCCTTAACCCTGTTGTAGCCAAAGATTCTGGGGCTAGTGCCACCTTCGGACCCTTACAATCATTAGGGGCCCAATATGCATTATGGAGACTTAAATGGCTGGAGGTTCGACTCCAGCCATTAGTTGGTAGTTCTGCTGTTAGTGGCACTGTAGTTAGAGTTAGTCTTAACATGACAACTGGCCCTACATTGAATTCATGGTCGGGTCTTGGCGCGCGATTTCATCGAGATGTGCGTGTCGGATCTGGCCTAGTGTGGAAAATTACACAGAGACATGTTTCAGGCCCTTGTGAAACTTGGTGGAAAACAAATACAGCAGAAGATCCCTCACTATCACTTGGTCCTGCATTGGAAGTCCACACAATTGGGAAGACAATGAGTACTTACAAAAATGAGACTTTTACTAGTGGACTTTTTCTCTTGGAGATTACAGGCCATTGGGAGTTTGCTAATTATGCTGCATCACCAGCATTGGCAACTTTAACCCAACATAAAGATGATAGTGAGACTACTAAGACTCTTGCTATAAGTGCGGAGGGAGCAAATGAACCAGTTGAAATGTTAATTCCTGTTGGTAAGTGGAACATGAAAGAGCAGTATGGTGGAAATGGTACACTTGGTGAAGCAATTTACCAAGTTGTTGACACTAGTGTGACTGTTGTGACAGATCTTTTTCCACCACCATTTTCATGGCTTGGGAAAGCATCATGGTGGTTTATCAGGAAAGTTATAGGTAAAAGCAAAACCTATACTCTAACAGGAACAAATCAACAAATAACAGCTGATGTTTACAGAGTTTACACATCTGCTTCCGCAGCAAGAGATGATAAACCAGCAATTTCTAGTACTGCCCACCAGGCAAAAAATCTCACAGGGTCAGTTGTGATTACCCAGATATCTACTGATAATATTTTGAATGAGACAACATATACTGGACCCAGATCTGTGCTACCAGACCAACCTATTGGACCATCATCATATCCAATGACCCCAGACTCACTTGTTTTGATGGCTGGTTATTTCAGAGCCCCTGAAATAAATGAGAATTTTGGCAGATACATGCCATATGTTTTCCAGCAGCGAAGTGAGGTGATTAAATTTGTTAGTGGTACACACCATACTATGGTTGTTGGCTTTTGGACTGTTGATAGAACCATGTGGTTGGACAAACACTTTAATCACTTTACTAATGAACCAGATGGTGTGTTTGGTGAGGTTGGGAACATCCTCATCAATGGTGATAATGTTGCTAAAGTTATCACTATGAGTGGTTCATCTGCAACATCTGAGAGGGGAGCCACTTTAATGCTTTGTAAAACCACTAAACCAGTACAAACCTTTAGTGTCAATGCTGATGTTTTTATACCAGCATACAGGGTCATTGATGGTCAAGGTAGTAAGGATATCAAAATCCAGATTAATTCATGGGAAGATAATAAACAGCTCCAGTTTACATCAATGCCTACTGGCACTTATTTTATGGTCCTCACTATGGGTGGTGGCACATTTGTAGTTAAGAACTATGTTGTTTATAATGAAAGGATAAACAATGACCTTCAACTTCCAGCTTTTTGGGGGAAATATCTATCTCAAGCTTTTGGCTTGAGTTGGAGCTCACCAACATATGCCTGTGTCACATGGGAACCCATTTACAGTAATGAACCACTACCACATCGTACCATAGAATGGGATGAGAGTAGTGATGAAGATGAAGAACCAGATGAATTTTTTGATGAGGACCCCATAGCTACACTACATGCAGTTGATGCAGAGAGAAAAATCCGGCGTGCAATATTCAATGCTCTCATGGAAGAGGGTGTTGATGCTAGCCGCTCTGCAGAATATGCAGCAAGAGCATGCCCTACTGAAATTCAGAAGAGGAGGAGAGGACTCTATGAAAGCTTGCTGTCCGACGGCTTATCACCTGAGACGTCGTACAGCGAAGCATGTCTTTTAGACAAATAAAATTTTATCTTTTTTTTTCTAATCAGGTAGATTTAGAGG